CTGTGAAATCAAACATACCGAACGGGTAATGGAACTTATGTGGTTCTTCTTTTGGGTTTTCTCTGAAGTCAATAAACTTGATAGAAGTCTTATATGTCGCATTACAATGAGGCATCCAATCCTCATCCTTGAGGTCTAATAAACTTAAGAACTCGTTGATATGTCCAATCGTAGACTCACCCACTCCAATAATTGGAATGTTTGGTGACTCGATTAATGTTAATTTTACTTCTGGGAGTTGTCTGCAAATAGCTGCGGCGGTCATCCACCCTGAGCTACCACCGCCAACAATGGTGACGGAGTTTATTTGTTTCTTCATCATTATCTAAATTCTTTCTTTATTTGTAAAGCTGAATCAATATCTTGAAATCCGAAAGTACGCTCGCATTCATGGCAGTCCCAACACTGATTTCTGCAAGAAGAAAGTAGCTTCTCTAACTTCTTACCACCATCAGTTGTCCATATACCATTGTATCCTTTAAATGTCTTTGTGTAATCGCCCTTCACAGTTCTTACATCAACCCACCCTGGAACCCACTCGTGAATAGGCATCAGGTTGTTTTCAACAATGTCTTTAAAATTATCAGCGTATACTGTTTCATTTGCGAACTTAATAACTTGTTTAAATCTATCGCCACCCTTATAAAACCAAACTGCTTTTAGGTGTTCGGTATCTTCTAATTTAGTGGCTGGTATAGTTAAACGACCAGAGTATTTAAAGATGTCAACTAAGTCAAAGAACTTGTTAAACATCGCAGCGTCATTAGCCACTAAATCAATACCTGAACGTGGGAGTTCAGCAAATTCCTTCAACCCTCTCCAACCATTACATGATAAGTTGGCTGGGCCAGCGAAGTATTCTGTACTGATATGTTCACCAACAGCGTCGTGTTCTTTCTTGAACGGGCATCTATAAATGCATGATTCCGCCACCAATAATGATGTTAGAAGTTTCTTTTGAGGGTTTTTACTGTTTAGATAATTTTGAGCTTCGCGAATACGGCGAAGCTCTTTAATATTTCTATTTAAAGAACGGTCTAATAAAATTGTATTATAACCAAGGTACGCATAATCAATTAGTTGTTGTGCATCTGCTACAATTTGATTTACGGTAGACTTCCAACGCATGTCTGGACATCTAGCTTGCAATTCACCTGTTCGCATAATATGCTCTGAGCTAATTGTACAAGACCTTAAACCTCTATCGTAATATGAACCAATCCACTCAACGAACTTAGCACGAATGTCGTGATCAAATACAACCTCGTTTGGAACTTCGACTGTGTTGAAGGTTAAAGATATCTCAACGCCAGTTTCTTCTTGAAGTTTAAACAAGTAATCTACTTGGGTGTCTGATGCTTGTACACCCATAGCGTTGCCGCAACGTTTAATTTCACCCTTGTACTCATATTCAAAATACTTACCAAAATATACATCGTGGATATTATCTAAGTACGCTTGATCAGCGTTCTTCATGACTCTATAATAGAAGTCTTCATAATCCCCACCAAATCTATCAAAATGCGCAATAGAAAATCTCTTAGAGAATTTATTCATAAAACCGTTCACCTCACTAAAATGTTATAATATATTTATGTTGGTAGATTTTGGCTGGCTGGCAAATTTACTGGTGCAGGCGCTGGCGCAGCGGCAGCTAATGTAGCAGCGTGTTGTTTATTCCATTCCATAACCGCCGCAGGGTCATCTTTAGGGATGATAGACTTCACTTGAGCCACGTGAGTAGCCCATGGACCATCTGGGGAGATAGTTCCAGTTGCAGCTAGTTCTTTAAACATCATGTCCATTTGTTCACCGACGCTCTTATATGCGATCTGTCGTGCGACTCTATATCCTTCTTCCGCAAATCCTGGGAGTACTAAAGGGTCGTGTGGTGTGAAAGTATTAGTACCTTCATCGTATGTGTGTGAAGTTACAACATCATCTGGGCAATCCACCCATTTGAAATCATTTGTTGTCTCAAACTCTTGACCTTGTTCTACAACTTCACAAACTCTGCCAATTTCAATTAAACTAATTAGTGCTCTTTTCATTTTACCTATACTCCCAAATAAATACTGCGCCTGCGGTGCCTACACCACCAGCCCAGTTCTCGTTAGTTCGTCCACCTGGACCACCTACACCTGGTGATGCATTACCAACTGTTGATCCAGAGGATGCTCTATTTAAACCAGAAGCTCCACCAAAATATGTACTTCCACCTCGTGCTGTAGCTGCGTGACTGTGACTATTACTATGTCCAGTACCACCGCCACCATACAAATTAATATCACCGCCTGATCCAACACCACCATAACCACCAGTGTGGCTTATGTTCTGATTACATCCATATCCGCCAGTAGCTGAAACATAAGAACCGAATGAACTTGTTCCTCCGTTTCCGCCAGCAGCATAATAACCAGTATTACTTCCACCGCCACCTACTGTGACTGTTACGTTGGTAACGTTTTCAACGCTAATTAATTTTTCCGCATATCCGCCAGCGCCACCAGACTCACAATATCCAGCTGCTCCACCACCTCCGCCGACCAGTTTAACCAATACTTTAGTGCAATTGGTTGGTCTTGTCCACGTATATGTTCCAGCTGATGTATATGACGACATTGAGATAACCTCTCCATGGTCTTTAGTTGGAGTGTTTGCAGAAGTAGCCTGAGATGTACCGTCGTTATATACGATTGCTTCTGGTTGGACTGAGGGGTTTGTTAAATCAATGTTTAATAAATGTTCAACTGTTGGTTGATTACCGTCAACAAGGTCAATTCTCGGAGAGTAGAACTGTAAACGTGTGGTTGAATCGCTGCAATAAAAATGGTATGTTCTATGCATACCCATTTTTGAAGAAGAACTCCACTTGCAATCCCAAGGGATATTTCCTTGATTACCAAAGATCTTGCCACCTTTTTGTGTCCAAATGCCTGTGTCGTTATGTGGCGCAGTGCCATTTGGTGTGGTGTGTGGGAAAATATGCCCCACAACTAGATACCATTGGTTTTGGCTAAAGTACCCTGTACTTCTATAATCAAAGTATGGGTTGGTATTTGACGCACCATCGTGTAGACCATATACGTCTCCAACACCATCAGAGTGGCACCCCATATAGAAAGTACCACCGCTAGTGCTAGAAGTTCTTCTAACCCATACAGAATATCTATATGTTTTAGTGTTATCTATCATAACATATGTACCTTCCCAGCCGCCGTCAGCGTCTGATGTTGAAGTTGGATATGTACCCCAAACTAAAACAGATTGTCCATATGGACCAGTGTCATAGATTCTATTATTCTCAGCAACAGTTCCGTTGATTGGGAAGTTTGCAACTGTGTTTTGCCCAACCGTCCACGTAGACAAATTAAGTAAGTTCAGGTTGTTTAGTTTTTTAAGTTGTACTGACATATTATTACTTATATGAATAAACTACAACGATACCATTCTCGCCATATGCAACGCTTCCACCGCCACCGTCATCGGTACGACCTCCTGGACCACCAGAACCCCATGCGCCAGTATATAGTTTCGTTGATGTTGTATCTCTACGAACTGTAGATGAACCACCCCAGAAAGAACCACCACCTGTGCCACCTGGATAATAACCGTGGCTGTTTCCATGACCAGTTCCAGAACCGCCATATAAGTTAATCTGGCCACCAGAACCAACGCCACCTGTACCGCCAGAGTGACTGTACTGTTGATTGGCGCCATATCCACCCGTGGCTGTTAAGAATGAACCAAATGAACTTGTACCGCCATTACCAGCACCTGTATAATATCCGACGCTATTTCCACCAGCGCCGACAGTGACAGTAACTGTTGTTAAGTTTGTGGCATCAATTTCTTTCTCAGCATAACCACCAGCACCACCAGACTCGCAATATCCAGCTGCTCCACCGCCACCACCAGTTACCTTAACTGTAATCTTAGTACAACCTTCTGGTTTAGTCCATGTAAATGTGCCAGCTGTTGCATATGACGTGATAGAAATGATCTCACCTCTAGATAATGCGCCAGTGTTTACTTGGTTGGAAGAATCTTGATATGTAACTTTACCTTCATATTGGGTGTTAGTTCCATGGAATCTAGGGCTTGTTGCGTTGTAAACTTGTAGACACTCAGCGTCTGTTAGCTGTCTGTTCCAAGCAGCAAACCAAGCAATATCACCCCAATATTGAGCAGCATCCAATGGGCTTGTGCCAGGGTTACTGTTACCATAACCGCCGAGAGAACTAAACCCATATTTGTAACCAGCGTTAGATGACGTGACAGAACCTCTAATAGTTCCTGGTGTGTCATTATAACTTAATCTAAACTGTGGTGCAGTAGAGCTGTAACGGAAGATTAACATGTTCCAACCGTTGGTTGCATAGTTAGGAAGGCTCTGTTGGCTATAACCAGTGCTGTTAAAATTGGAACCATTTTGGCTGTCGTACATGCCAATAGCCCAACCACCGCTTTGAATAATAACATGATGATCGGTGGTGCTTGTAGCACCACGTGTTAATGTACGCCATTCAGCAGTTGAGTTTTTAATACGTGTCCAAACAATATAGGTAACACTACCTTGTTCCCTGCCAACCAAACCAACGTCTACTGCAGAAGCAGTTTTTGCTAAACCATATTGACCATTGAAGTCCATGTATTTAACGTCAGCTGGATTATGTGCTCTTGCGTCTACTTTAAAGTTATTATTAAGACCGCTTAGATCATACCAAGTTGTTCCACCACCATCTGCTCCTGGATATGATGTGGGGTTCCCTGCATCCAAATGAACACATAGAGCTTTTTGTGGGATAGTTATTTCTGATTTACCAAATGTTATTGCCATACATGCCTTATGTATATGAATAAACTACAACGATGCCAGCAGCCCCAGCAGCGCCAGCCCAACCACCGTTAGATGGGCCACCTGCACCTCCTGCCCCTGGAGCAGAATATCCAACAGCACCATAGTTTGCGTTATGAGATACTGAATGTCCAGTACCAAAAAATGTTTCACCACCACGACCGATGGCGCTTCTTGAACCACTAGAACCATGTCCAGTGCCAGTACCACCATAAACGTTAATATCACCACCGCTTCCATACCCTCCATGGCCACCAGTATGAGCAACGTGTTGGTTAGAACCATATCCACCAGAAGCAGAAACATAAGAACCGAATGAACTTGTTCCACCATTACCACCAGCAGCGTAATATACCACTGTACCACCGCCACCGCCAACAGTTACAGATACAGCATTAACAGCAGAAACATCGATGACTTTCTCTGCGTATCCTCCACCGCCACCAGATTCGCAGTGATATGCGCCACCGCCACCACCACCTAAAACTTGAACCAAAACTTTCTTACACCCAGCTGGTTTATACCATGTGCTTGTACCAGAAGTATATGTGTCAATTTTGATAAGACTGCCAGAGTCTGTGGTAGTATCAACTTTAGTGTTTTGTGCTGAAGCATCACTGAAGGTGATGCCATTATTAGTTAAAGTTACGGACATTTTATGCTCCTAACTTATCAACTCGTTCTTTTAGTTCTTTAATTGCTTCTACGATTAATGGAATCAAACGATCATATTGAACAGTCATATAGTTTTCGCCAGACTTACTAGAACCGTCTTCTGCAATATCAAAAGGTGCAGGTTTGACTGCTTGCGGTTGAACTTTCTTAACATCTTGGGCATAAAGACCAACTTGTTCTTCATAGTTATTATAACCAAATTGTTCAGCTAATTGATTTTGTGTATAGATAACTCCAGTCAACTGCTCGATTTTATCTAGAGCATTCTTAATCTGTTCAACTTCAGTCTTTAATCTTTTATCAGAATAGAATGCAGTGATTTGATTGGTTGCTCTAATCTCACCCGCAGTACCAGAGGCTGCAGTACCAACTCCAACAGAGTTAGTTTGAGGGTTTGGCGTCAAAACGCCAGATGATGCTTTTGTAAGTGCCATGGTTTACCTTAACTGTTTTGTGGTTCTTCTGGGAGTTCCCATAAGCATGTTTCTAAATTTAGAGTAGCTTCTTCTGAAGGTCTTGGTGGGATAAATGCGTCTAGGTCTTTATCATATGTGTAACCTACTGCTGCAAAATTCTTACGGAGACCTTGCCCCTCTACAGACTTTGTGAAGTTGTTAAAGTATTCTCCACCGTGAGTATTGTAAGATGTTTTAATCCACATAGACGGGCTTCCAACAACTCCACTATTGATAAAGTCTTGTTCAGCCACAATAACTTGTGTAACAATTCCATTTTCAACTTTTGCAAAATGTGCCATGTTCTAACCTTATAGATAAACTTTTACTAATACAATACCTGATCCACCAGAACCAGAGCAAGAACCCCACCACGCTTTTATCGCGGCATCTTCAGAGGCGCCACCGCCACCACCACCAGTTCCTGGTAGACCGTTGATTCTGTTGATGCTGAAAACGCCTGCTCCAGCTGAATATTCTCTAGCTGAAACACCATTGCCACCACCACCTTGACCACCTGAGCTTTGCGCCAACAATGCAGAAGTAGAATAGCTTCCACCGCCGCCGCCGCCACCAAAGTAACCACCTTCACCAAACCAGTTGCCGAAGATACCAGATAAGTCAACGCCAATACCGCCATTACCGCCAGTTGAGTTATTTACAGAAACTACTGGTGTTCCACCAACACCACCTGCACCGCCACCACCTGCACCGCCATAGTTACCATTACCACCACCGTAACCACCAGAGTTACCTTTAGTTGTCCAACCAGCGAATGTAGTTTGGATCGAAGCTGCGCCTTGAGTGTTGGAATCAGTACCGTTTCTTGAACCGCCACCACCACCAGAACCACCAGATGTCGGAGCAGCATAATTATCAGAAGCACCACCGCCACCACCACCAAGGGCTGTGACGCCGAAGGCTGTGGAGTTATCACCCTTCATACCAGAAGTCGTTGCGCTGTTCCAACCGTGACTACGTCCTGCGCCACCAGCACCTACAATAATTGGGTATGTCCCTGCAGTAATAGAGTGCCCTTGTTTATAAACAACGCCACCAGCACCGCCACCGCCTTTACCAGTATCTTGGTCACCGTATCCTTGACCACCAGCACCGCCACCACCAACTACAAGAACATCAACGTTCATTGCGGTATCAGTATAGAAAGTACCGCTTGACAGGAAAGCGTGTAGTCTGTATGTTGGAGTTTCTACGACAGTACCACCAGTTGTATTTACTAAACTCTTTACAACTTGCCAGCCAGTACCATCGTTAAATTCGATAGCCTTACGGTCAACGTTGTGTCTGAAATAACCGATAGTGTTAGTACCTGGTCTTTGTGCGTTACTACCAGAAGGGATCACCATAGCACCAGTGCCGTTACTATTAGCAACGTCATACTTTTGAACAGTGACATTACCATTAACGATAGATGCAGAAGAAACGCTCGAGTCTGCTGGAGTGATAATCAACCCAGAAGAAGTTAGAGCGATACACTCAACTGAAGAACCAGAAGGTGGCGCTTCAGTGAAAGAAATCTGTCCACTACCAACTGAATATGTTGATGTGTGTTGTTTAATACCATCAATTGTAACTATCAACGAAGCTGCTGACGGTGGCACTCTGGATAAAGTGAATGCAGTAGTTGTCCCGTTACCAACAAATTGGTCTGATGTATACTGAGAGAATTTAGGTGCTGATTGACCTGTTAACAGTGCCATGTTATGTTTCCATTATTGTTTTGGATATTTATCTTTTACTGCTCGAATTTTAGCAGACATTTCTTCTGGAAATAACCCAGCTTTGAAAAGAGCATCTAATTGATCACCAATTGTTGGGTACTCGTTCATTCTTTGTGATCTATATTTGGACGCATCCCAAACTTCTTGCAGGCGATCCATTTCAGCTTTAATTTGTTTATCTGAAAATTTTACTGATCCTGGTAAGAAGGTTACTTTACCGTTGGCGTCAATATTGAATTGACATTCTTCTGATAGTGAGCGAATTGCAGTAAACTTCAAATTCTGCATCATCTTTTCATTTAGATTATCCATTCTTAATCTCCATCACGGTGTGCATTTGAGAAAACTGTTGTCCGTTACCGTTAAAATATTGACCGTTTGAGTTGTTAAATCTGCCAGTAACTCTAAAAATAACTGGTGTATTATTTGGAAGTGTTAATGCGATAGTCGTAGCATGGCGAGGAACTTTGTACTTATCAGAACCAACTGAATTGTAGTCCTCGTGTTGCGCCGCAGTTCTAATGGATGTCCACGTGGAACCACCATTAATTGAATACTTTGCCCCAATACCGACACCATAAGCCGCACTGTTCGTATCATCTGTTGAGAATTGAGATGCAATAAAAAATGCGCTGTTTAAACCTTTTGTGGTCAACGATATGTCTAACCAAGTTAAATCCCACTCGTTCGAGTTACCAACGCTTCCCCAGTTATAATTTGCGTTGTTAAATTTAACTTGCAAAACAGAGCCAATAGGCATAGCTGAAGAATCAACAGCGCTGTTGATTTTACTTCCAGGGATTGACGCTATTGATGCGCTTGATAACTCACCATTAGCATTAGCGAGTAATCTAGCAATGTTACGAGCATTACTCATTTAATTATCCTTGTTGTTCTTGAAGTTTTCTTAATTCTTCTTCAAAACGAGCGTGACGCACTGCTGCAGTTTCAATATCAGCTGCTATAACAATGTCTTCCTTAGAACCAATAATTGGCTCCCCTGCAGCTAATTTACGTTGAACTTCTTGAGATACGATTTCTTCGATAGCAACACGGCAGCGCTCGTGTACTGCGTTTTGAATCCATTCATTTTGATCTAATGCTACAAAGGACAAAGCCTTATCTTCAGCGTCAGTTAGCGTGATTGTATATTTTTTCATAATTATCCTATTAAAAACCCGTTGAACCAAGTATATTCATTTGATGCGTGAGAACCAGCATTACCGTTCATATATACATCAACATAATCATTTACGTTTAACGAAACAATCCATGTACATGAACCATCTCCATATGTTGATGCTTCTGATAAACGTAGGTGTCTGCTGTTGTGTAATATTGTTCCATTCTTTCTAAGAAACAAACGACCAACTGTTGTTGATGAACCGCTAGATTTAATAGTAGCTGCATTAAAAAGATAGTTACCTGATATTGGCGCAGTAAATCTGTTATTAGAAAAAGAAGCGCCAATATTCAAATATGTGGTGTTATATGTTTGAACAGTACCATCAGAGGCTCCAACAGTACTAGAAACGTCGAAACATGGATGTTGAGGTTTAGTAACCCTACCACTAGAATCAATCTTCATTGTTTCAGTCAAAACAGAACCGTTCCACCCATAGAATCTATGTGTACCGCCAGCACCTCTTGTGTCAGAAACATAGTGAATATCGCCACCAAATGTAGCAACGCTTCTACCGTGAACTTTAACCGCTGCACCCTGAGTTCCAGATCCCTGACTAGCTTCCAGAGAAGCAGTTGCCGAGTCAGACCAAGAAGAAACGCCATAGTTTGGTGTTCTCAAGTATGACTGCATTGGATTTTCACCCGTTGCCACCATATAACGTGTGTCGCACTCAGCCTTCGTGTAAGCGTTTGCAACGTTGAACTGATTATATGAAACAACTTGAATAAAATCACCAACAGCTGCTGGGGAATTTAAAACAACGGTTGTTCCAGTAGACGCATAATAGTCGTCGCCTTCCAGTAACTTTACGCCGTTTAAGAAAACGTCGACGTCACCAACAGAATAACCCTGCGCTAGATTGAATGTAGTTTGTCCAGCAGTGGCTGTAAAGTTTGTTCTGTCAAGACTTTTATATGCGGCTGCTCCGCTACCAGATAGTAAACCCATTAATTCACCTCTAGAACTGATGCGATAACATCAACTGCTGCAGAAGAAGTTACCTTTAGTAAATCGCCTGATTGTAAAACCAACTTTTGATCTCCACCATATAATACAAGAGTGTCTGCAGCAGGAACCACTGCACCTTTAATTACATGATACTCAACAGAACTTCTACTTAGAGTTACTGTAACTGCAGCAGCGCCATTAGTAGTGTTTGCCAACGATAGACCGATCAACGTTGTTTGTGTAGCCACTGCACCAGTCAACACAGTAGATTGTGTTGTGATGTTTGCAGCAAGATAAGATTTGAATGTATTAGCCATATCTTTATTTATTATCCTAATGCGATAGCCATGGCAACAGAAGCGCCAGAAACACTATCAAGTTGAGTTTGAAGACCAGTGATTGATGAGATACCGTGTTGGTCGGCTAGAAATCTGTCAGATAAAGCGTCATGAGATAATGTATCAAATGAGTTAGATCTACTGTTTTGTTTACCTAACAACTCTCTGACAGCAATGATATTAACACGTGCCAAGTTTTGAGTATAAGAAGAACGGGTCTTCAGGACTACCTTATACATTGGAGCGATTTCTGGCATAGGTAGACCATAAGAATCAAAGTTCTCAGTTTCTGCTTCAGCATATGTTGACCAAATATTTCTGCCCATCACCATCTTGATTGGAGCTCTCATATCGTTTGTTGCAATAATCCAATAAACGATATATGTGTCATCAGTTGGAGACGCCACTACAGAACCAACGCCACCAGTAATCTCATTATAATATCCTCGTGTTGTTGATGGATACCATGGAAGTTCTGTACCAGCGCCAACTCGTGTATATGTTGTACCATTTAAGTAGATAACTGGTAAAATAGCAAGACCAGTAGAAACGCTGGAAAGAACCTGTTCATAATTTCCGCTAGAAACTTCTGAGTGAATAATATTATGTTCTAAATCTTCATCTACTAGGACAATAGGTGATGCAATAGATAAACCAACAGTGTTTGGGTTATTTACTGTATATGAAATATCTCCACCAGATTTCCAAATAGCGCCAATATTAGTATGTTGGTGATATTGCCAAGTTTTATCATTAGAAGCTGCATGGCGCTCGTCACTGAAGAAAATAGCGTATGATGCAGATGCGTCCCAGTAAATATAGGCAACTAATAAGTTATCTCTGATGTTTGGATTAGAACCAACATCAACTAATTTCGCTTGGTTATAATCCCAGTGAATCCAGTGAGAGCCGCTGGAGTTTGCCAGGATAATAGTCTTAGGTGCGTCTATTAAAACAGACTTACCCTTATAATACATTGTAAAATTAGCACCAGTTGGGGCTAAAGTTAGTGTTCTTGTAACGTCATCAAAATTGATCGTGCTACTCGTTCTATTTACAAAACCTGTAACATCTCCAGAAACCGTAATAGCATTATTAAGGTTGATAAAGTTCTGATCGATCTCAGCGTTTGTTAACGGTGACCCTTTTACTGTTGCATCAGATGCAGGGCTAACACGTGTGGTAATTAAAGGCATTTATTACTCCATCCCAATATGTTTCTTGATTGAACGAAGCTCGGCTCTCAACTCTTTAATACCTTCAATAAACAATGGAGCGAAACGTTCATAATCAACTGTTAAGTATTTATTATCAATTGGGGCAGCGTGTACGATCTCTGGCATAACACCTTGTGTCTTTTGAGCAGAAACACCAACTTCACGTTTTACTTTGTATCCTAGATCTTGGGCAGTTTGGTTGGCTTCATAATAGAAACCTTCTAGCTCTTCAATCTTATCTAGAGCATTTTCGATCTTACCAAGTTTAGTCTTTAGGTTGTCGTCAGAATAGTAGGCGATAACGTTACCTGTTGCCAATACTTCACCAGCAGCGGCAGAAGCACCAGTACCAAGGGATAAACCCTGACCCCAGATAATACCCCAACGGTTACCACTTTGGCCAAGGTCACCAGAACCGTTTGTACCCACTTTAGTGATGCTGCTGAAAGAAGGCGCTAGAGATACGCCGATGTTAATGTCACCACTAACGCCAGTTGCGTTGGTTATATCAATAGAGTTACCAGAAACGAACTTACGAACAACTGCAGAGTTAGTTGTGGTTCTAATTAAGAACCCGTCACCGCTTGTTGCAGATAAACCAGATAGAGTTGCAGCATACGCTTGAACGTCAGAACCGATAACTAAACCAAGGTTAGAACGTGCACCAGAAGCAGTGGAAGCGCCAGTACCACCATCAGCAACTGTAATATCAGTAATACCAGTAATTGTGCCGCCAGTAATATCAATAGCGTTCTTACTCTGAACAGCCATGTTTCCAAGACCAAGGTTGTTTCTGGCAGTAGTGGTATTGTTAGCGCCAGTACCACCGTGTTCAATTTGAACAACGCCATCAACGTTAGATGCGTTACCTGTAACGGTACCAACCAAGTTTCCAGTTACGTTTCCAAGGACAGCGCCAACATGGACACCATAGAACTGGTTAGCGTAAATGTTTGAAAGAGAGTCGCGAATAGCAACAGTGTTTGGTTGTGAAGATCTACTTGGTAAATACCCTTGTAACTTCTTAGCATCAATTGTAGATGTAGTACCAGAAATTGGCTCTAGTAAGTTAAGGATGTTCTGTGCAGTAAACGCAGTTGTATCTAATTTCTGAGAAACTTCTTGGTTTAAAGAGTCGAAATTGGAATCAACCTCTTCAATTGTCAGAGGACGTTCTTTATCTTGTCTTAGATGGATGATAGCCATTATTTACCTTTTTCTAGTAACGATAGCAACATAAGTTTGATGTCTTGCATGTCGCTCTTTATATTATTTATTTCTCTTTCTAACCTTACAACGGAGTCAACTGTATGTTTACTCTCTTCATTTTTTTGTAAAGCGAAAAGCCTTTGATTCTTGTATGATTCAAAGGACTTTGTGTCGACGTTCACGACACCTCCGTTGGAGGTGTCTTTTCTTAGGTGGGAATAACCCTCAACTTTTTCTAAGCCCATATTATGTCAGCGCCAATACTCTTAGGTTTTTAATCTTAGGTACAGCAACTGGTCTAGTAGACTTAAACACAATCTTGATTTGAACGTTGTTGAAAGAAGGAATATTCGATTTCACGATTTCTCTTTCAACAAACTCAGAACCAACATCCTTAGCTTCGCTCACGTAGCCAGTGTCATTCCAACGTAGTTTTCTCAAATCTACATCGTTGCCAGTCCAAGTTCTGTAATAAACTTTAACTTCAGTGCTGTTTGGAATATTTGCATCAAAGATAACTTTGATAACTTCAGCTGGCTCAGCTAACGACAGAGTTCTTGTAATGTAGTTAGCATTATTAGAAGCTCCGTATGGGGCTGTATCATCAACATATTTATCCAAGATAGAAATCTTGAAGTTACCGTCAGTGATCATGTCAATTGTAGCAGTAGTACCGAAAGCTCTATCCAAAGTGATAGTACAGATATCACCCTCAGTGTTACCAGCATACACAGTACGATCTTCAACAACTTGAACGTCAGTGATATTGTAAGTGCCGTCAATTAGTTTTGGAGATACTTGATCACCGTCAACGCCAGAGATAACTAGAACTTTACCAACGCTCGCTGAAGATAGTAAGTTATCAGCAGTATCAATTGTAGTGCTAATCTTACCGAAACCAGCAGAGTTGTTTGCGAAGGTTAGAGTTGGGTTAGCTTGGATTACAAAAGATGTAGCACCAGAGATAGCAATACCAGAGTTGCCAGTTAGAGTCAACGTTGTGTCAGATGACACAGTAGCCACTGTACCAATTAGAGCATCATCACTATCTCTGTACAACTTGTTACCTGCGAATACTTGAGACTTGAACGAAGTACCTTCACCAACAATAGCTGTTGAACCAGTACCTGCAGTTATGATATTACCAGTGCCAGCTGTTTGAGTATCTGCAGTAGCAATATCATTAGCTGTTAGCAACACGCGAGTATCAATATCAGCAACGTTAATTTCAGAAGATGAAGTATTGTTAATCAAGTTAGAGACAGCGAACGCAGAAATTTGTTGCATATCAATGACTGGAGAAACGTTAGGGTTAGTAGATGACATAACTGCTTTAATTTGCAGAGGAGCCACTTTAACGTTGTTAACGCTGTTGTAGTTCTCATACGCAGGAATCATCATACGAGTATTGAAGTTGTTATCGCTATTTGAAACAACTGGTGCATACTCACCGATAGTACCAAGCGTGTTCATTGTCTTAGCGTAGTAGTCGATCTTAGTGTCAGTGAAGATCAAGTCTGAAGTCTTCAAGTACAAGTCGTCCATGAATAGACCACGTGTAATAGAAACAGTGCTACCACCATATTGACCAGTAGTGAAATCTAGAGCAGTACCAGACAATAAGTTGTTACCAGAACCAGCTTCAGTTGTAGTCAACTGAATAATGAAACTATCCTTATCCAAACCTTCAGACAATACTGTATGTGATGCATTCAATAAAGTATGAGGGATACCTTTAGTTTGGTCAATTGAACCGTGGAAGCCAACTGGAACACCGCTGATTGTTACTGTTTGACCAGCAATTAAACCGTGGTTGCGTGCCTTAACACGAACCTTAGTTAGATTGTATGTTACAGTGAATGGGTTGTTATCTAGACCGATATTCTCTGGTGGAACGTTTCTCAAGAACAACTGAGATTGAACGTTAGTGTTAAACTTGGCAGTTCTTAGAACGAACTTAATGTCTAACAGAGTATGAATCTCCCACTCTTGTGAGTTTTGAGACGCATACAGTGCACCAGTTAGAGGCTGACCAGCAATAGTGTTACCTGTCAAGATATCTTTCTGACCCATCTCAGAAACCCACATTTGGGCACCTGGTTCGTCAGTCATAACAACGAACGCATATGTTTCGTTATCTTGTAGGTAGATTGGAGATCTAAACTTGAACTGAGTTGGTAGAGAACTATCGTCTGATACAACAATCTCTGAAGGAGTACGAACCACTTGAGAGAATGGGATAACCTTAGTAGAAGAAGGTACACCGTTGTCAGTTGGACGTAGTTCTAGAGCAACTGGACGACGACCTCTCTCAGAGAAGTACAAGTCGATAGATGTCAAGAATGCGCCACCTGGATTGTTAACCACGAAAGTTTGAGCCAACGGGTCAGTACTGTATTGGTATAGAACACGAGTAGAAGTAGTAGATCTACGAACAGCTGGTAGACCCATATCTCTTGTATTCTGGTAGGCTGCAGATTGGATGAACTGCGCTGCACGTGTAGAAACAACAGTACGTTCTTTGTCTAGAGCAATACCTTGAGCATAGTACACAGCAGAACCAACAGAGTCAAACTGAGCGTCACTATCAGACATGTTGTCTGTTAGTTTGAAAGTACGTTCACCAGTACGGAAAGCTAGAGCGTCTGTTTCTGGGATAAAGAACACACCAACCATAGAACCGTCTTCGTCCGCAGTATTGAAACCACCAAGAGCTTTCATAACAACGCCAGTTGTTGCACCGTTGATTTCATTTACTACGAAACCATTGTATCCACCAGTAGAACCGATACCAACAGTACCAGTCAATGTCTCACCAACACCGAAACCGTTCTTAATGTTAACAACGTGAATATCTTGTTGGATTGGACCAATAGTGTCTGAACTGTGGATTGTACCACCATAAGCTACAACACCAGAAGCCTTCAAGCGGTATAGTTTACCACGTAGACCGTCATCATACGATGCAGTAGAGTATGCATCAAACGCATCAATAGCAGAACCGTCAACGTTACCAAGAGTAACTGTACCACCGTTCATGGCAACAATCTTAAACACTTTTAGGTTAAGTTGCTTAGAACTTGCAGCTGGGTTGATAAGTTTTGTACTTACTGGTAACACTGTACCAGAGTGGTCTTGCCAAGTAGAAACGTTAACTGAGTTATGGTAGTTCAAGTTGTATAGAACAACGTGGTTACCAACGTACAAGTTATTTGAGTCAGAAACAACCAAGCTGAAAGTAGTTCCAGAAGTTGTAAGGTTAGCAATAGAAACAATGTTAGTTGGAGCGTGTTGAGTGTTAGTGATTACATCACCGAAACCGAACGCTGGTTCTACACGGCTACCGCTTTCACCAACAACAGTTCTGTATGTAGAACCGTCGAAGCTACGGCGTGGATCGTCAACTAGGATGTTGTTCTGTAGATCTGCCAACTCGAATGACATCAATGAGTTTGACACACGAGTTACTTTGAACACATCAGCTGGTTTAACGTATTCTTTAACTGGAATCTTGTCAAAGAATGGATAGAAACGTGTAGATGGCTTCAAGTTTTGTGCAACGAATGTTACAGGTCTTGCTCTCATGTATGGGATATAAGACATATCCACTACACGGTCACCGTATGACTGAGTGTTAATAGAAGAAGTTAGGTTTGTAGTAATACCGCTTCTGTCTTGGTAACCTGCATAGTTAGTTGTAGTATCTTCATATTGAGTGTTACCAGAACGATATTCTGCAGTGCTAGTTGTGATGGAAGTCCAGTGTGTTTGCCACTCATTCCAATCAGTACCTGTAACGCCAGTGTAGTCTGCAATAAACTTGATAGCATCATAGTTGTTGTCATCAACCACAGTCAAGTCTGGGCGACGGTTTACAGACTTCCAGTTATCACCTTCTGGGTACAATGAAACTTGACCTTTGAAAGCGCCCATAGAAACAGAGCGTACATCCATCGCACGAGTTGCGTTGTAGTTAAAGATGTAATCACTTTCGCTGTATGGAAGAGTGATCAAGTCGCCAGTTTTCTGATAAGTCTTGTTACCACGGTCAGCACCAGAAGTCAAGTCTTCAACCAACTCAACAGCGTTAGTGTAGTGCATTGGGCGAAGAATCTTATTCTTAGCGTCAACGGCAATGCGGTAGTCTTCGTGTTTAACGTTACCGATACCATGACCAGTAAATTGGTCAACAATGAAACCGTTCTTGAAACGATCTAGACCAGTAGTCTCGTCAACGATAGAAAGTTGCGCTGTATCCTTCTCCAATAGAGATAGTGTTACATAGTATTCTAGATTAGAAATACGACGCTCTAGGCGACCGATATCGCGCATTGTATAGCGACGGTTGTCACGTTGGTTTACAGTTACATCTTTTACAGATTTAGTGTATGGTGGGATTGCAACTGTTGCAAGAACCATACCTTCTTTCGGATCATCTGGCTCCTTTGGGAACTCAGAAGGAACACCAGTAATGATGTTGAACTTGCCGAATGAATCCAAGGCAACTTTGTCAATACGACCAATGTAGTTTGCACGTGGGCAGCTCATGTCTGAGCCAATCATTGGTAGTTCTGGGTGCCACTGGTTAGAGTCTGCGGCAACCAATACTGGACGGAAGTCAACAACGTCAGTCAAGCTGATTTCTTTAGACTTACCAGATACTGGATCAGTTGTGAAGTAAGTTGGAACTTCTTCGTACTTGATACCAGTTGTACCGATAGTGTAAGAATCTACAGAGAAGTAGTTACCACCGTTACCACCAGACTTAGCATAAGTGAAGAACCAATATTTGATTCGGATTGGACCATTTGGAACAGGTTGACCTGGTTTCAGGTTCAATGCACCATAAGTGTAGTATGAAGATCTTTGACCGTTGTCTAATGTATAGCGGTCAGTGATATCAATAACGCTGTCTTCATTGAATGTATATGTACCATCATCTGGTGTCATTTCAATGCTTACAAGTTTGAAGATGTCAGCGTGTTGTAATTCAATTCTGTTGGAGTTAACAAGTTTCTTGTTCTCAACAACCATAACACCAGCGATCTTGTTCAAAGACTTAACAGCTTCTTGAGCGGAGTTAGAAATCTGAGATACAGCTGCGATCAAGTAATATTCTTGACCTGGTGGAACGTTGTTAAATGTAACTTCAGTTTTGTTTTCGTTGTTATCGAATGAAACATAAACTTTAGAAGTATCATCAACTGTCCATTGAACTGGGAGACCAGAGTTGGCGTTGACCAATAGGTAGTTAGAATCTTCTTCATCAGACAAGAAGTTTTCGTTGTCTGCAGTCAATTCCCAAGTAACAGAGTTGCTTGTAGAAGAACGTGTTTCGAACTGACGACGAACAACAATCTTGCTGTTCTTGAAGCTGTCAGAACCGTTTAGATAACCACGTAGAGTCTTAATGTTAGACTGACCAACAGGGAATAGTAGAGATTCGTAAGTTGGTAGGTTTATACGTGCGCTGAAAATAGTGATACGACCGTTAGCGACAGTGGCTGGAGAGTTACCAGCAAGAGTGAACGCATAGTTGCCTAGTTCAGTTCCACTGTATGTGCCAGTAGTTGCACCAACAGTACCGATGAACGTGTCGTTCAAGAATACGATATCACCAACTTTAATAGTTGAATTGAATACAGTACCTTGACCATTGACAAGAACAGAACCAGATGTTACAGAGGCAGTACCTGGGATTGCGTATGAAGATGGAGAAATATCGCAAGAGAAATTACCAGATGAGTTCAAGCCGATAATAGACTTAACATCTCTCTCGAAAGATTGACCTTCAAACATCTTAACATCAAACACGCCTAGCTTATATACAGATTTTGTATCAACTGCTGCGTCTACATCAGATAGTTGAATAGCTCTAACGCGAGCAGTACCAACGATGTTAGATTGAGAAGGTTGGAAACCAACTGTGATGTTGTAGTTCAAACGAATCTCTGGAGGAACAGATGAACTGTAACCAGTGCCACCAGCTGCAATAGCAATACCAGTAACAACTCCGTTTGTAACAGTTACGTTTAGTTGAGCGCCAGTACCTGTACCAGTTCTTGGGTTAACAGAGAAGAACGCAGACCACGCTGGTGCGCTTTCGTTCCAACCAGCAGAGTAACCAGTACCACCATCAACCAAAGTTACAGATGCGATAGCACCAGTAGATGGGTTAACTGTACATGTAGCTTTAGCAACACGTGGTTGTAGAACTTTAGTTAGATAGACCTTCTCGAAGTTGAGAATGTCTGGCATATTGTAGAGGTTTTTAACATCCACGTAGCTACCGAAACTCATACCAACAGTTTGTTGGTCAGTACGTTGAATGTGGTTGTTTTCCTCGCCGTTGATTTCACGGGCTTTATTGAAGTCTACAAATTGAGCGGCAGAAGACTCAATCTCGTAACCTTGGATGTATGCCTTGCCTGGATCTACGATTAGACAGAACTTGTCATCGTCACCATAAGTAACACCCTCAACTGGAAGAGTACCATCGGCTAGAGGGTTGTATACGCCTTGATTCAAACCGTCGTTCAAGTGTTCGCGAACTGATAGTTTGAATTTGTTTACTTCATAGTTACCAGACTCATCGTATGTACGACGAGCAAGAGACTTCTCAAGCTCAGCGTAAGAGCTGTTTGTAATCTTCTGATGGACACGACCGTCGACGATACGAACAAGTTCAATAAACTTGATTGTGTCCGTACCAGATAGAGGTAGTTTAACTAGAGATAATGAAATCTTATAACGGTGAGCGCCTGGTGCAGCAAAGTTATAAGAACCAGTAGCGTTGTCTAGGATAGACTCATCGTCTTCTGGGGCAACAGTTTCTTCAGTAACTTTGAAACCGACACGGCAAGATGGCGTGTTGTTGAAACGGCTAACATACAACTTCAAATCATCGTTACGAACAAATGTACCGTCGATGTAGTAGATACCTGCGCCAACGTCAACGCTATAACCATAGCCGATAACGTCAGAAGAAGGGTTATTAGTGTAAGTGGTTGGAGTCTCAGAAGCTGAACCTGTCAACTTAATAACAGCTGTAATATCTGTCAACTGGTCTTCTGTTAGACGGAAGTTTGTAGAGATAAGGTTATCGTCAGTGTAGGCGATAATGTTTTCACCTGGCTGCAAACGATTAGTAATAGTGTCGTCAGCAGTACCTTCAATCTTACAGTATAGTGTAGCAACGTTAAGTTGATCAACGACAGCAGAACCGCCTGATGTATCAAGAACACGCATTCTAACGCCAGATGTCTCACCAGTGATAATCTTGTTCTTGAAAGTTTCAATATAAGTGGTAACGTCAACAGTACCAGTAAACTGTTCAAGTTTGATAAAGTGAACTTTGTTATCAACGTTCACTGAACCTGGGATTACTTGGGAACCATTCTTGAATACGTGATCACCGAAACGAGAAACTTGATGTTGCAAAATGGTCTGCAATTGTGTAAGTTCACGTGCCTGAACCGCATAGCTTGGGCGGAACAGAACTCGGTAAAAGTCTTTCTTTGGATCGTAATCGTCAAAGTACGGTTCTGTGTTAAAATCAAGTGCCATTCTTTTTGTCTCTTTAAAAGTTAAACAATAACTCTATTATTTAGTGTATTAAAATTGAACAATTGTTCGTAGTGTAATAGTTTCATCACCAGAAGGTGTGAAGCCTTGCTTATTGTCAATGTATAGTAGCTGTCCAGAGAACTTATCAAAGTTCGGCATACCAACAGAAATAGCAGTAAAGTTGTCAGAGATGTTAGACTCTCTGATGAATACGTCGTTAGATTCAGGTATATCACTGTCTAGTGATTGTACTAAAGCAAAGTCAGATGATAGAGAAACGATACGATAACGTTTCTTAGACTTAGTCGAGCCAACATAGTTCAACTTAGCGAAACCGTTTGTTTCTGTACCAGTAGTAGAAGTAGGGGCAGAAGAACCTGCAACACCACCTTCAGCAACAGCATAGATTCTTTCACCAGTCCAAATAAAGTCGCCAGTATTTAGAGTAATAGAAGGTTCCCATTCAATTTCTGGACGTGCTACACGTTCAATGTACATGTCTTCGTCTTTAGAGAATCTTTGGATGTTAACTGGAGCCTGTACAATGAAACAAGCAGAACCCAATGAACCTTGGAAACGCTCAAAACCGTCGAACACGCGAGGGTCTTTTAGAATACCAACTTGACGATAGTCGTTACCAACCACAACACCTTGGTTAAGGTCGTTAGAAATGTTAGTATAGAACATCAAGTTTGTGGCGTATAGTTCTTCAGGAGAACTCTTACCATGCCCACCGAACGGTGGAATGATAGCTCTTAAAACAGCACCAGATCCGTTACCAATAATCTTAACGTTTGCGTAAGTGTATCCTTCGCCACGATTCATGATTTGTACTTTGGTAATAGCTTGAGTGATTGGGTCAATGATAGCTTTCGCAGTTGCACCAGTTCCATCGCCTTCAATTAGAATGTTAGCAACACCATATGAGTAACCACCTGAAACAATAGCAATAGCATCAATAGTGCCAGCTGGTGTCAGAATTTCGTTGTTAGCTTGTTGTGATGAAATAGCACCCAAAGAAAGGTCAGCTGTTAACAATGCACCTTCTCCATCACCAGTAACAGTGATGGATGCTTTAGTGTAACCAACCCCAGGATCATCAATAACCAAATAGATAATCTGTCCGTTTTCTGTAATTGCAGAAATCTTAGCTTCAGACTTAGCGGTAAAGAAGTTAATCTCAGCGCCTGTACCATTTTCGTCAACGATATTAACAGCTGGAGTTACAGAGTAACCCGCACCGTAACGCATAACAGCGTAACCCGTTGCAACTGTACCATCTCTTCTTAGACTTGCGCAAATACCAACATAACGTAAACCAACGCCATATGTGACGCCAGAACCATCACCTGAAGTAAATTCAGGTGGAGTTGTGCTAGTGTATCCATCTTCTAGAATTAGATACATGTGCTTCACACCAGAAGTTTCTCTATAAACTGTGTCACCCTCGAACACTTCAGTTGAAGCTGCCCATGGAACAGAAGAATATTGAGTGCCACTATTCCAAGATGGAGAAACGTGACCTAGGAAGCCACCTTCAACAACTGTGTATAGGTTAGCGCCATTTGAGAATTGGTCGTTTGTGTAAACTTCAAAACCTTGTTCCCATGGAGTTCCAAAAGTTATAGTAGGAGTGCCAAGGTAATTCTCCCCTGCATTAATAACAGATGTAGAAATAACACGGTCAGCGTACAACTTAGAACGAACGACAGCATAGTTACCACCACCGCCACTAATTGTAACTTCTGGTGGGTTAATGTATCCCGAACCAGGGCTGATTAGAACAACTTCACGAATGCTACCGATTAAAGTTACATCATCAATAACGCCAGTTTCTACAGTAGCTGAAGCCGTAGCACCAAAACCCGCATCTCCAGGAGCAGGGTCAATAGAAATCTCTGGATCAGTATATCCTTCACCGCCGTCAATAATAACGATATCTAACACAGGTGATCCTGATAAGATAGCAGTCATTGTAGCGCCGTTTCCAGATACGTCTTCGATACGGATAGTTGGAACTTCAGTGTAACCAGTACCACCTGAAATAACAACAACCTCGTCAATATCACCGTTTACCAATACTGGTTGCAGGATAGCACCAGAACCACCACCACCAACAACTGTAAGGATTGGTGAAACGTAGTTGTGATTAGAATTAGAGTTATTGACTGTAATTGAGTTTATTGAAGAATCGCCAATAACAGCAGTTACTTGTGCACCTTGACCAGTTGGATCGTTGACGGTGACAATTGGAGGTAAAGTGTAAGCAGAACCACCGTTTAGAATTTCAACACCAGTAAGGTTTCTATCGTTTCGTAAAGTCAGAGTACCACGCATAGTAGTACCACGATACTTCAAAGCAGATGTTCCATTTAGAACTGTACCAAACTTGTGACTTGGTTGCACTGGTCCCATTTGTCCAGGAGTAGAAACCTCATAGAAGTCATCATAACCGTTCTTGATAATTTGACCTAAGTTCACTGAACCGTTTGGGATGAACGGGGAGAATGATGTGAAAGGCGGTGCAAACTCAATAGTAGCACCTTCAGAGTAACCAGTACCCTCTGAAACAACAGTTGCTCTTGTAATTAGAATAGGGTCAGATTCTCTATATCCGTCGCCAGTTACGGAAACGATTGCGCTTGAATAACCTTCACCACGGTTTGTGATGTAGACGTTATCAATTGTACCGTTCGAGTAGAAGTGGTTAGTCAAAGCTGAAACCACGGGGATGTACTCATCGGTATAGAATTTGTTACGAAGGTTAATTGGAATGTTATACATGAACTTCCAAATATATCCTTCTGATGTTTTGATTGGATCTAGTTGAGTGCCAGATGGTTTAATCTTAGACAAAGCACCGTTGTTATTATCCAAACACTTGTATACGTTATATTCGTCAGTAACAACATAAAACGCAGCATCTTCAATCTTCTGAGCGCCAGTTGAAGACATGCCGATCTTAACACGTAGTTCAACACCAGAACCAGAAGCTGAATTGACAGTGATTTCTGGAACTGAAGTGTAACCAGCGCCAGGATTAGTTAAAACAATACCTGAAATAGATGAACCAGTAATTTCAGAAACAACAGCTGTTGCCCCAGTACCACCGCCACCGCTGATAGTTAATGTGATATCAGAAACGTTAATGTAACCAGAACCACCAGAGATAATATCAACGCCGATAACTTCGTCCGCATACATGTCATCATACATGTCATAAACAACATCAGACGCCCAATCTCTGCGTTTTACAACGAAAGAAACGTCTGATGGTTTAATTTCTTTGATAGTAATAATCTCATTACGAACAGCGTGGTCGTACGTCAAACTATCGATCGGTTTTGGTGGGTTATTTTCGTCGACCCAACCCAAGGTTTGACCAAGAAAATAGTAGTATGAAGAAGACTTCGTAACAACGTCCCTGAAAACACCTTCAGCTAATGCTTTAAATAGGATCGTTTTTACTAATTTTGTATCTGCCATTTTTAATTCCGTCGATAGTTTAACTTGTTATAATATAGAAAAACTAGAGATTAGCTTACTGTAACTTTCCAAGTGATAGCAATAGTGTCACCAGCTTGCTTAGTAACAACTGGGAACACTGTACGGCAAAGCATAGTACCGTTAGTAGAAGCGTTGAAAATACCAGCTTCAGTAATAGCACCAGTACCAGTACCAGCAGGG